TCTGCAACAAACTCAAAGTTAATTTCGCCATTTGGCATTAAGCCTTTAGCGATAACTGCGGTTGCATAATCTACAACAGGTTTAACTGTTGGGTGAATATAATCTATGCCTGAAACGGGAGCCGTAGAATCCGTGACTGCTAGGCATAGGTAATGATAATCTGAAGCCCTGTTAACAGCGTTTTTGGTGCCAAGATAACGAAGATAACTAGCCATCTTAACGTCTAATAAGTTCTTCATACGAACAAAATTAGCGTTAGTCTTTTTGTCTTGGTTAATGTCTTGGACAGGGATGTGTTTAATTTCTAACATAGAAATTCCTTAATAATAGATTATTTAGTCTCTTTTTTCTCTGGAATTTCGTTAGGACCATCTTTCTTGTCCTTTTTTCCAAAAATAGCGTCCCAGTTGTCTCTAAACTGGTCTTTTGGGATTTCAAATGGTCTTGGTGCGCTGCCTTTACCCATTTTATACTCCTAAGTTAGCACCTACGTTGAAACGACCTTCACGCAATGCTTGGATATCTTCTAAGTCTTGGTCTGTAGGTTCTACATTCCAAATGCAAGTAATTACACCATTAGCGTATATTACTTCACTTAGTTCTGGTTTTGCTTTCAACCATTGTTCACGTGTGTAATCGGCAAGTTCGTCACTTAATGCAAACGGACTTTGCTCACCTTCGTTTAAAATTAGTTCTGTTATCATATCTGTTTCCTTAATAATACTCGCTTGGCAATGTCGCTGCCACTAACTACACCAGCATAGGCTATAATCATTAGCCAATCTACTTTGTCGTAGTTCTTAATCATAATGTAACTACAAACAGCATAAGCAGCATTAGTCCAGAATCTACTGGTGCTAAAACTGCCGTTACTGTCTGTAAAGAAATCCCTAATGTATTTAATTAGGAAGAATGATTCGTGGTCTGGTGAGTTCATCTTTTAAATCACACGCCATACAAACGTGTCCATTTATATCTTCTTCGTCAAGTTCGTATATTGTGTGGGGGGTGTTTGCTTGCATAGCAGCCAACTCAAAAATCTTAGCGTGTTCCTCACACAATATCATTGTGTTTTGCTCTATAGCACAAACAAATTTAGTTTCTAAATTATTCATTTTAATCGCTCGTATGTTTAGATTTTTTAAGTGTCCAGGTTTCTTTCACCTTTGCTTTTCGTTCTTCTGTCCAAGGTAATTTAGTGTGTTTTTTCCTAAGTTTTTTGGCTGCGGCTAACATTTTTTCCAATGATTCTGGTGTGTGTTTACGATTTTTCATACCCCCTAATCCGTTTTTATGTGCTTCGCTGTGATTTGCATTGCAAGTCACTTTACGCACATTATCTGGATGATAAGGACCAGTGTCATTATTGCGAGCCATCACAAGTTGTCCAGATTTATTACCTCTGTTAACAATATCATCTCCCCACCATTCAAGCCAGGACTCATAAGTGAAGCACCATTCAATGTTACGACATTTAGCACCACTCTTTTGTGTATAGTATTTTTGTTTGATAGAATCTCTCATAGTATATTATATAGTCAACCGCCAGGATTGTATATTTTTTTAATTGCTGGTTTATTTGAGTAATCCTTTACCACATATCTATCTCTGTGCGCTCTCATTCTCTCGGCAGGTGTTCTGTTATCCCAAGGCTCACTCCAGCCATTCAAGCAACCAAGTAAAGCATAACGTGCACTATCAATAGCATCATCAGGGTCACTGAATCTGCCTTTTTCATCTACGAAATAGTTGCTACACTCTGTTAAGAATGTTGTGCAGTTTTCGTTAATTTGGAATGTGCCCATTTCCATCATTTGACGCATCATATTGATACCAAAACTTTTATGGTTAGTTCTTTTACCGTGGTCGTCAGGTGGATTCATAACAGGGTCTGGAATAACGTTCAGTTCGTATTCTTCAAACAACTGTCGTAAACTCAAACTACTCATAGTATAACGTCCAGCAGTTCCTGCGTCTGGTGGTAGCACGATTGGTGTGCCAAACACTTCAGGACGTAGCAAATGATTGACATATTGTGTAGGCACTGCTTCATCAATACCTTTAACTACTAACTGTTTGTGTAGCCAAGCCTCTTTAGAATTAGGATGCCAATACATTAAACTGATTACAGTGCTGTCGTTTACTAAACCCAAGTCTAGCGCAATGATGCGGTGAATATTGTGCATATTTTGGAAATCGTAATCGCCAGTTTTGTAGGTAGGGAATGTTCGCATAGGAAACACTGCGCCTTTACCCATAACAGGCTTACCTGCAATACGTGCTTCTCGTTCGTGTGGTAAGTAATCACGAATTAATTGTTCTCGTGTTGATTTTAACAAGAATGGTTGCCCCCATTCATCGTATTCAGGCACATCGTCCCAACTTACTCGCACATATTCATAACCATCTTCTTTGTTCCAGAATTTACTTACAAGTCCGTTTAATCCTTTTAATGGCGTGAACGAACATAGAACTTTACCTTGTGTTGTAGCAGTTCGTGTAACAATTTCTGAGAAGAAGTCATCTGGCGGTTGTTCGTCAAACACTGCTAGGTTAAGTTTAAAACCCTGCAACTGACGAACTTCCTGTGTGTAGTTAGCAAACAGCAAATAACTTTTTGCGCCACTAACGTGTTTAATCTCTACACCAATACAGTTAGCACCATCTGTTCGCATTGTATCTAACACAATACAATGTTTAGGGATAGCACCACTACCAATATTGTCGGTGATTTTAATATCAGGTGTGCCTAGCAATTCTTGTTGCAATACTAACGCAACCTGCGACCAGCCTTCACCTGCAACCATACAAGTAATTGCTTTGTTAAAGCGATAACCATCCCACCATTCAGGGTATAAGCCTGTTAAGTGCATAGCAGTTTCAAAACAAGTTGAAACAGTTTTACCAACACGGTTAGCAGCAAGAATACCACGGCGTTCTGCCGATTGGTTAACACCTGTTCTAAAGAATTTGCGTTGATGTTCAAACGGTCTAAAATACTTTAAAGCGTTTGTTCGCATATCAGCAGCAACTTCAATCGTTAAATCTTGAAGTTGTGCTTTTAATGGTCCTGGTATAGTAGCAAGAGCATCTACAGTTAAGTCGTTCTTGTCAACAACATAACGCAAGGCTCTTGCCATTAGCGTTTCTTCAGCAATCATATTATTCTACAGGATTATTCTTGTGTAGGTCTACAAGATTATGCAGTGCTTCACTCAAATCACGTATTTCGCTGGCGCTGCATAGCCAAGTATCAGGGTTGCCTAAATCTTCTGGCTTGCGTAATAACACATTGTGCAAACGTTCAGCAGTTAATCGCATAATATGTTCAATCTGGGTAGGAAAGCGTGATTTAAACGCTTCCCTGTGTGCCTGATTGACTTTCTGCATTATTAACGTGTCACGAACTTGCTGCGCTTGTTGTGCTTGGTCAATAATAGGTTTAGTCATTATACATTCCAAGGATTGTCAGCAACGCTATCGTTTAGAGTAACGAATTCACGGTCAACCCATACATCCCACTGGTTGCTTGCGTTAACTTTGAACTTGCCTGTTTGCATCATAGCACGTAAGCGTTTACCTTGTGGAGTTAAACTTCCATCTTCGCGCACTGCTAGTTGTTCGCCTGTGCGTGGGTCAATCCACTTCATAATTTCTGGACGAGTGCGACCATACTTGTCAATCTTTTCGCCGTGTGGCTTTAGTTCTAGTGGACCTAAAATTTCGTAACTGATTGTGCCGTTGTTATACTTACGGAACATTACGTGCACTTTCTTATCCATTGCACGACATTCTGGATCAGGATGTGGCACCATATTTGTAAAGAAAGTGTTTTGAACTTGGCTACGTGCAGGTAGTGCTTCGCTACGTGCAGGGCAAGGACGTAGTGCTTCTTCAGGCACCATTTCGCTTTTCTCAACGTATGGGTTATCGCCGCCAATAAATTTCTGGTCAACTTCAACACCGTTAAGCACATCCATTGCTACTTGGTATTTTAGTTTGTTTGCGCGACCTTTTAAGTTTAGAACAATGCCTGTTTCATCGTATACAAAACGTTCTAGTTCTTTGGCTGTTGGAAAGTCTGTCATTAAACCTTCTAGGTCATAATCGGCTGCGTTTTCAGCACGTGGTGCTTGCGGCTTGACAGTTTTTGTTTGAGTGATTTCTTCTGCTACTTCAGCAGCACGTTGCTGTTTAGATTGAGTTGCAGGTGCTGTATCATTTGCGGTGTCCCAAATGTTTTGTTCAGCAGGAGTTTGAGGTGCATTCTTTTTCATAGTCTATCCTTTACTAATTTGTTCAATGCTAACAACTAATCGTTGTTACTATTATTTAGCAATTACCAATTTTGTAGAGTTGTAGAGTTTGTAGAGGAAAAAACGGGGTTTACGCACTATAAAAACACACACGTTACTTTTTTATATTTTAACTGCAAAATCTACTCTACAACTCTACAACTCTACAAATCGTGCTGCAACCCGCATCGTTACTGGGTTTTTAGTTGTAGAGATAGTTGTAGAGTTACTATTATTTTGTAGAGTTGCAATAAAAAAGCCCCAATTAAGGGGCTTGTGTGAGTGTGTGTCAATTAAAAACCACGTGGAGGTCTGTAATTTGAAGGCGCTTTGCGTAGTCCACCTGTAAAACGTTGTCCAACACCACGTTGTGCTGGAGGCTGCATAACAGGAGGCTGACGATCTGGAAGTAAGCCGTAAAACGAATTCATTGGAACAATGCCAGTGCCTGCGCTAGCATCTCTACCTTCAACTCTTAACTGTCCATCTTGAATATTTGCCATACCAAATTTAGTCATAACTTGACTAGGTAATTGTTGTTGAGCAGGTTGCATACCTTGAGTATTTAACGGACCGAAACCTGTCATAACTTGATTTGGCAATGGTGATGCTCCAGGTTGATATACTCCAGATTGCATATTACCTAATGCTTGTAAGTTTGGAACAGGGTTATTCACCATATTTTGAATCGCACCTTGTTGCATAGGTTGCAATGCACCACTACCGTTATTAAACAAAGCACCAGCATAATTTTGCATATTTGTCTGCATTGGATTAGACTGACCTGTTCCAAAAGGAGTGCCTTGAGTTGTATCTGCACCTGTGTTTGCAGGACTCATCATTGCCCCACTCATAATTACTTGCCTCGCTTAACAGTAGGATTAGACTTAGGACCAGTATTGCTGTGTAAGCCTTCAAGTGCTGGGTTAGTAGTTCCACGCTGACCACGACCACGTGCAGCAAGTGCATCAGTGACCATATTTGCTAGAACAGCACGTTCGCTTGAACTTTTATCCTTAGCATCCATAAATGCGTTACGCTTGCTAGCATTGCCAGCATTACCGACTGTAGGACCACGTTTTTGGTTAATATCTTTTGCCATATTATTGTTTCCTTTGATTAGCAACCGCAGTTGCCTTTTGTTGGACCACGACCTACATTGATCTTGGCTTCTGCACCAGGCTTTTTAACAGTTGTGCCGCCAACACCGCGATATTGTTTAGTGTTAGATTGTGTGCCGCCAGTTGTAGGTGCACGACGACCTTCTGCGCCAAATTCTTCACGACCACTTTCAATATCCATATTGCCTTTTGTTGGACCGCGACCTGCGTTAACTACAGCAGATAGACCGCTGTGGTTGCCTGCTAAACGGTTCTTGCCACGATTTACACCATCGCCAGCCATTCCGTTAAAATCTAAATTAGATGATTGTTTCATTTAGTTTTTCCTTTTGTCTTAGTAGACTTTTTTGCTGCTTCTCGCTTAGTTGCATACGAGATTGCAACGGCTTGCTTTGGTGGCTTACCAGCAGCGATTTCAGTTTTAACGTTCTCCTTGAACGCCTTTTTGCTTGTAGATTTTTTAAGCATAATATATTTAGTCCCGTTTGGCAATAAGGTTAGCCAAAGCATCAGCAAAAGCAGCCTGTTTTGCGGCTACAGCATCTTCGCCTTCTACAACTTCCACTTTCGCAAGTGTGTTCATTACCTTGTTTAGTATCATATTGTGATATTTTAAGGTAAGTTGCTTGTCGTGACTATCTCTAGCCGCTAAAAAGTCTTGGACAAGTATTTCTTCGTAACTGTTATCACCGCTACGTATTCTAATTTCTTCTAGCAGTTTTTCAGCCGTTAATTTAGGACTGCTGCCTTTTGGTCTGCCTGCACCTGGGCGTGCACCACCAGCGTTGGCACGTGCACCGCCTACTTTCTTTTTAGGTTGTTCTTGGTTTTCCATAATATTATTTAGTTCCTTTACTATGCGATTTTGCTGTGAGGTAAATAGTGTTTTAGACTAGAAAGGCATTGTATGAAACATAACTGGCAACGTGCAAACGGCAATGATATTGCTGACATTATACAATTAAGCGACACACATTTTAGAACTGAAGCAGATACTATTTTTATACCTGACAAAGTAGCAGGTAGTAGAAATCTAACATTTGCTATCGTAAATCAATTTTACACACCCACTAACGAGATTCTTGCTATATGCCGTGATGCAGAAGGTAAACTACTTGCATACACTTGGGCTAAGAATAATCAAGTCACGC